GCATATGAGCGAATACCACCGGCTCGGCTTTTTGTTGGCGGGCCGGAGCGTCACGGGCACCTTCCCGGCGAACATCCATGTCAGCGCGAACGCTCTCGCGGCACCGGCGGGCAGCCCGGAGGAAACCAAGATGCTTTTCGCCACGTCAACCGGCGGCGTTGCCCCGGCCTATGTCGGACTTTGGGGCGCTGCGGATCTGATCCGTGATCCTTACGCGGATGCGACCTCGGGCGGGTTGCGGATCACGGCGTTGGTCACAGCGGACGTGACGGTTGCGCGACCCGCGCAGCTTCGCGTGGTGTCCGGTATCCAACTGGCGGCGGCGTGATGACTGGCCCCGTCTACGAGGGCGCGGGGCTGGAGCTGCGGGCGGCGGGTGATGGCACCCGTCGCTTGCGGGGCCGGTTTCCGTATGGTAGGCGCGCGGTTCTCGACAGCGGCGGCAAGGGTCGCCGGCCGCGAAAAGAGCAATTCGCGCCGCGCGCCTTCGGCTTCGCGGTGGACGATCCCGAGCGGGATATTCACCTGCTGATCGGGCATTCCTTCGACAAGCCGCTGGCAAGCCGCAAAGCGCGGACGCTGACCCTTGAGGACAGCGACGACGCGCTGACCTTCGAGGCGATCCTGACCAGCGAAATCCAAGAGGCCTCATGGGCTCGGGACTTCATCGCGGCTTTCTCTGCCAGGCTCATTGTCGGCATCTCGCCCGGCTTTCGGGTGGCTCCGCCCGAGGCCGTCGCGAAGGCCGAGGAAGTGACCGAAGAAGACCCGGCAGAGGGCTCGGCGCTCATTCGGACGGTCTTTGCGGCAATTCTCTTCGAAATATCAATGGTTTCCCGACCGGCCTATCACGAGACCGAGGCGGACCTTCGCAACTGGCAGGTGGAGCACCGCCCCTCGGGGCTCATTCACGCAAGGCAGAGGTGGCGGGCATGACGGAACTTCTCTCGCAGAATGAGACGATCCCGGCTAGCTGGCCGGCGGTGGAGGGCGTCACCGGCGCCGAACTGGCGACGGCGTGGCAGCGGATCGAGCATTACACGGCGCATCGGTGGGCCGCGCGGCAAGTGATCTGGGTCGCTCGCGGGCCGGGCGAGTTTGTCCCGCCGTTGCGGCCGGTGACGGCGCTCACGGCCGAGGCATGGAACGGCTCGGCATGGGAGGCCGTGACGCTGGCAGAGGCGCCGCTGGGCCATGAGCTGGCGCAGGAGGGGCCGCACAGGCTCACGGCGACCGTGGGGGCCGGGCCGGTGCCCGAGCCCGTCACGGCGGCGGTGCAGCGGCTTGCGGCCTATCTGGCGGCCGAGGACGCCGCGCCGGGCGGGTCGACGTCCTACCGCGCCGACGCGGGCCAGCTTTCCGAATCCATCACCCGCGATCCGGCGCATTTGGGCCGGGCATTGCAGAACTCAGGCGCGGCGGATTTGCTGCGCCCCTACAGGAGGGCGTGACGATGTTCGGATGGTTCAAGCGCAAGCCCGAGGCGGAAACCCGCTCGGCTGGCGGCTACGCGGCGCAATTGATCAGCGCACGGCAAGCCTATATCGCGGGCGTGTCGGGCGTCGGCGAATTGACGGCGACGGTGCAGAGCTGCGTCTCGCTATGGGAGGGCGGACTCAGCCTCGCGGACGTGCAAGGCACGACCATGCTCACCCGGCACGCTCTGGCGGTGGCGGCGCGGTCCCTTGCGCTGCGGGGCGAGTGCGTCTTCCTGATCGCGGATCAACTCATTCCGGCGACGGATTGGGATTTAACGACAACGCGCGGTCTGCCGCGCGCCTATCGGCTCACCCTGCCCGAGGCGGGCGGCGGCACGACCGAGACCGCGCTTGCGGCCGAGGTGTTGCATTTCAGGGCGGCACCGGACCCGGCGCAGCCCTGGAACGGGCAGGCCCCGCTCCGGCGGGCGAGCCTGACGGCGGCGCTTCTGCAACAAATCGAGGCGGCGCTCGCCGAGGTTTACGGCAATGCGCCGCTCGGCAGCTCGATCATTCCTTTTCCCGAGGCGCAGGACGTGGATTTGCAGACGCTCGGCGCCGAGTTTCGAGGCCGTCGCGGGCGGGTGCTGATCCGCGAGAGCGTCAACGTCTCGGCGGCGGGCGGGCCCGCTCCCATGCAGGATTGGCGGCCGCAGGACGTGACGCCCGATCTGCGCGGCATGGAACCCGGCCCGATGCTCGACGCGGCGCGGGGCGCGATCTGCAACGTCTTCGGCGTGCTGCCGGCGCTCTTGTCGCCCGCCACGACCGGGCCGCTTGTGCGCGAGGCGCAACGGCATCTGGCGCAATGGGTGCTGCAACCCATAGCGGCGCAGATGGCCGAGGAAGCGACGGCGAAGCTGGGCGGGCCGGTTGTGATCGACACGCTGCGCCCAATGCAAGCCTATGACGCGGGCGGACGGGCCCGAGCGGCGGCGACGATGATCGAGGCGCTTGCGGCGGCGAAGGCGGCGGGCCTCGATCCGGCGCAGGTAGACGCCGCGCTATCGCTTGTGAGTTGGGGCGCGCGTGACGGGGCGGCGTAATGCTCATGTTGACGCCGGAATTCGCCAAGGCGCGGCGGAAAGAGTCCCGGCGCGAGCGTGAGAGGCTGCGCGGGCGTCTCGGCCAGAACCGTTTCGGGGCGCTGGCGGGCGAGATCGCGCGCGTGATCCGCCTTGCCTTCGAGGCTGGCGATACGGGCTCGCCCTTCGGCCTTGAGGGGGCGCTGCGCGCAGGCATCCGCGCGGATTTGTGCCTTGCCGGGTGGCGCTGGCAGACTGCGGACGCGATGGCCCGCGACCTGCTGGACGAGGCATTCCGGCGCGCGCGGGCGGTGCGGCCGACCTGGTACGAGGGACAAAAAGAATGGACAATGCACGAAGGGTTGCTGATCGAGCGGACGCGGTGCGTGCGGTGCCACAAGTCGCTCCCTGCCGGGCACAGGAAGTTTTGCAGCGATCTCTGCGCGGGCGCGCATCATCATCGTCTGGCGAACCTTCGGAAGGCCAGCGAGGATGTGGCGATGAAGATCGCGACCAAAAGCTTGACATGAGAGCGCTTTGCGTTGTTTGCGGTGCCGATCTGGGGCTCTGCGATCCGCGCAAAATGTTTTGCTCGAAGACGTGCATCGCGGAGGACAGGCGGCGCACCGAGCGGGCTGCGATCCGCGAGGAACTGGCAAAGCGGCGTTGCCTCACCTGCGGCGGGCAACTCCCGCCGACCGCGACCCGGCGGCGGCGATACTGCTCCAAGGCGTGCGAGCCGCCGAACCGCTACGCGGGCAGTCGGGAATGCGCGTGGTGCGGCGCGGTTTTCCGGGCCGTGAACAGGGGCCAGGAGTGTTGCTCGATTAGCTGCGGGCAAAAAATGCGGCAGGCGCGGGAGAGGCGATCTATTACCGGCGGCGTGCAAAAAAAGGGTTGACCGGGAAATCGTTTTCCGGCAAGGTCGGGAAAACACTTTACCGGAGACTTGCATGACCCTCGATTTCTACACGCACAACATGGGCCTCGGCGAATTTGCGAACGAGTGCGGGCGCAAAACAGACACAATCGCGGATTGGCGCAAGCGCGGCATGATCCAGGGATACGGGCAGCCGCACCCGAGTCACGATGGCCGCTGGCTCTACGCGCGAGAAGACGCAATGGCAGTCTACGTATCGGGCATGCTCAAAGAGCATGCGGGGCTCACGTGGGCGAGCGCACTGGACGCGGGAAGGCAGATAACCCGCACAACCCTGATGTTGATCACCAATCGCATCGCACCCAGCGGAATTGCCTACATCTTCGAGGCCGAGGGCGGAACGAGCGTCTTCTTTCAAACGTCCGCAGAGGAAGCATTCGATGCGATGAAGCGCCATTCCGGGGCAATAGCAGTCGCGCACGCGGTCCAACTGGAAAGCCTCTTCAATCATCTTCCCGGCGACTATCGGAAAGCGCTCGAAACGATGCAACACGCAGGCTGACCCATGTCGGACGGTGCCCCGATCTTCGCATCCGAGCGCACGGCGGCGCGGCTCTTCGATATGAAGTCGGCCGAATTCCGCGCGCTTGTGCAGGCGGGGCACCTACCGAAACCGCATTCAATCGCGCCCGGCGTCTTGCGCTGGGATGTGGACGAGCTGCGCCAGATCAAGCGCGGGCAGCGTGCCCGCCCCGATGATGGACTAGAGATATGACCCGCCGCCCCGAGAAGCCCCGCCTC